AAGAGCACTGGCCTCGTCGCCACCTAACTCTTCTAAGGAGAGCGTCTTGAACGTCCGCAACCGACCTTCTACGACCTTCGCATCGTCCTCCGGTGCGGAGGTCGTCGCATTGCACGCAGACCCCGCAGAAACTCCAGAGCACATTCAGGCAGGGGTCACACCGGAAGAGATCGCCGTAGCCAAAGCCCGGGCTGAGGAACGCGACCTGAACGGCTGGGTCAACTGGCTGGCCCGCCCCGAGAAGAAGGTCGCCATCATCGGGTTCACCCCCACCCGCGACGAAGCGCCTTGGGCTGACCCGACGTTTCTCAAATGGACCTGCAATAATCTCCATCTTCATTTGCGGCCGGAACAAAAGTGGGACGTTCTTTTCGATCTCCATCCGTACGACACGATCGCCGCAGACAAGCCCCACGAAGCATTCTTGCGAACGACCGATAAACCGGTCTATGTGTGGCAGCCTCGTCCGGAATGGCCCACCTCCATGGCTTATCCCAAGGATGCGGTGTTGCAGTCCTTCGGGAATTACCAGACGAACTCGATCTCATGGATGATCGGCGCGGCGATCCTTGAAGGCGTAACCGAGCTGCACATCTACGGTGTCGATCTTGCGCAAGGGACTGAGTACAGCCAGCAGCGCCCATCTTGTGAGCATATGCTGGGCATCGCCCAGGGCAGAGGCATCAAGATCCACATCCCCCTGACATCCGATCTTCTCAAGACCGGGTCTCTCTATGGCGTCGATGATGACAGCTTCATCCACGCCAAGATGGTGTCGCGGGAGAAGGAACTGTCCGCCCGCCTGCAGACGACCCAGCAGCAGATCAACCAGTTGACCGCCCAGACTCACCAGATGATGGGCGCGCTCGAGGACGTCAAGTACTGGCGTGGGGTATGGGCAAATCCGAGGGCGAATCGAGACGGCTCACCCAAGGACGACAGTAAAATAGAAGTATGACGACGACCTGGAGCCCCATTGATATCGCTTGGGCGGCCGGCCTGATAGAAGGAGAAGGGTCTATCCAGGTCCGGAAGAAGGCCAATGGGGCGTCCGTCGTTGTCCAGATGACCGACGAGGATGTTCTCAAGAGCATGCAGTCCCGTCTGGGCATCGGAACCGTGAACGGCCCGTATGGGCACGCCGGCACGAGTGTCAGGAAGCCGCGTTGGATGTGGCAGATTGGGCATCAGCGAGATGTAGCCCGCTTGCTGTTGGCGATCACGCCGATGATGGGCGTCCGGAGACGAGAGCAGATTGACCGGGCAGTCGATGCCATTGTGAACGCTCGGATGATGGGCCGATTTTCTCGGCGCAGCGCCAAGGTAGAATCTAATGGAGACGGGAAGCCCGCCGAGGCTCCGAGTATTGGAGTCTGACGCATGGCTGACGTTCTTTGGGATTCTGGTCTGATATCGCAAAGCAGTACGACGATTTCGCACTCATCGAGCATCGCTCTGCCGGGGAGCCTCGCTGGCTGCCGGTTGTGGGCCAAGTGCGAAGGTTCGGTTGGTGGCAATCTCAGCCAGTTCACGTACCTTCAGCAACTCGATCCGTTCGGCGACTTCGTGATGGCCAGCACGAGCACGGTCAATTTCACGTCGACTGGCAAGAAGTCTGGCGATGTCCTGGCCCAACTGTCGAACCCTCGGCCTGCAACTATCCGATTCGAGATCCAGGGTGCTGGCGCTGTGCGATACAAGCTTTTGGCCAGCGGCAGTGAGGTCGAGGTAGCTAACCCCAGTACCGCTGTGCGAATCACGAATAGTACGAGCCAGCGCGTTCCCGTTCGGATCGTCTGTCAATAACGAGAGGTCGAACTCATGGCTCAGAATGGTCAGATTATCGATGCCCTTGCCTCGGGCAGCAGCGACAGGAACGGACGTCTTATCCATAACCGGGACTATCGGGGTGGCCACTTTTTGGTTCAGGCGTCGACGGCCGCCGGCGCCACCGTCACTAACGTGGTGACCGTCGAAGGGCTGGTGCCCGGGACTACTGGCACCTTCTACACGGTGTTCGTTTCGTCGGCGCTGAACCCGGCTGACAGCAGCGTCACAGCCCTAAGGCTGTACCCAGGTTTGAGCACGGCGGCGAACGTCTTCAATGGGATTCTCCCTGAATGGTTCCGGGTGAAGACCACGTCCGGCACGACAGGAACTCGGACGCTCCGAGTTCACGCCAATCTGGTCGTCTAGTGCCTTCTAGCGGCGATCACCTCGTGGCGACGGTAGTAGCTCTCGGCGAACTGCGGGTCGCGCTCGAGGAGCTCACTGCCGAACTCGTCCTGGTGCGTGCCGAGCTCATCGCCCTGAATGCCAAGACGCCGGCCCTTGTCGGCGGGAAGGTGCCAGCGTTGGTCACTGCCAACGGGACGATGCCGGTCACAACCACCCAGCTGCCAGCCAACTTGTCTAACGACAAGGTGAAAGTGACGGGACTGCTCTGATGTCGAAGGCCGTAGAATATGCCTATGACATGGAGTGACTTCGAGATCGCCTACATGGCCGCCTTGATCGAAGGCGAAGGACACATTCGGCCAACGGGAAGGACGTCAGCCCGGGTGTCTGTGGGCATGACTGACGAGGACGTGATCCGCAACGTCCACGCCATCTCTGGCATCGGTTCCGTGGCGGGTCCGATGGTGCGGGGCCGCAAGAAGCCTTACTGGACATGGCAGGTGAGCGCCAAGCGGGATGTTCTGCGCCTACTCACGGCCATTGCGCCGGTGATGGGCGCCAGACGCCGAGTGCAAATCATGTCGGCGGCCGAGAATCTCAAGCCGGACCTGAAGAGGGGCCATGCCTGGCGGCCGATCCCTCACGGTACGATCAACGGCTACCAAACCGAGAAGCGTCGTGGCCTGACACCTTGCGAGGCCTGCCTTTTCGGTCAGCGTGAGTACAACCGCAATCTACGCAACCGAAGGGCGGCCTAGTGGCCTACACCGGGAACCCCTCGACGAATCAGCGCGATGCGTTGCGCCTGCTCATCTGGGACGTGTCGACGAGCACTTCAGGCGAGATCCTGTCGAACACCGAAGTCCAGTGGTTCCTTGACGTCTCACCGAATCTTTATTCAGGCGCTTGCCTTGCAGCAAACGTTCTCTCAGCCAGAGTAATCACGTTATCCGCCTCGACTTCGGCTGTTGAAGAGAAAAAGGTTGGCGACCTCATGTTGCGGTTCGGCGTCAGCGCCGGCAACGTCGAAGGGTTCTCCCGGGCCTATGGCGCCCTGTGCGCCAAGCTAGAGAAGCAGTCGGCCCTGGTCGGCGCCGGCCCGTTCGCCGGTGGGATCACGATCTCCGGTAAGCGTGCGCTCGAGCAGGACACCGACCGGGTGAAGCCGTGGGCGCGCCGTGGCCAGTATGACAACCCGGCGGCCATGGACCCGCAGGGTGGGTCGACGAGGACAGAGGATGTCGGCCAGTGAGCTTTGAATCTGCGTTTCTGCCTCTGATGCCGAGCACGGTGAAGATCAGCACTCGTAGTGGCCATAACAATTATGGCGAGCCGACATTCGCCGCTACGACAACCAGCTACCGGGCCCGCATCGTCGAGAAACGAGAGTTTGTCCGCACAGCCAGCGGCGAAGTGCTCGAACAGAGCCATGTGCTCTGGGTGCGCAGCACTGGGGCCACGTCGATTACCACCGATGACCGGATCACCCTCCCCGATGGGACCACCCCACAAATCCTGCAGGTGGAGCTCTACCCGGACACCGACGGGGAACATCACCGCAAACTGATCTTGGGTCACAGTGGCTAAGAACGTCTCCGTCTCGGGTGCCGACGAGTTCGCCCGCAAGATGCGCCAAGCACCCGACCTGGCCATGAAAGCACTCGAGGCCGCACTATTCCAAGAGCAGAGTGCTGTCATCGCAGAGGCGCAGGCCCGCACACCCGTCGACACCGGCGTACTGCGAGGCAGCGGCACGGTTCTGCCACCCGAGGTGTCCGGCACGAAGGTGACTGTCGAGGCCGGGTTCGGAGGTGCAGCGCAGGGCTATGCGATCCCTGTCCACGAGCGCATGGGTGTGTCACACCCGACGGGCCAAGCCAAATTCCTCGAGCAGCCGTTCCTCGAGCGGGCCCCGAAGATCCCCGGCAACGTCGCCCGACGCATCGAGAAAGCCTTTGAGAGGCTGAAGAAATGAGATTCATCGAGATCCGATGCCATTGTCACCGGCTCCTCTTGAAGGCGAGTTCAACTAGCGCCGGGCGGGTAGAGGTCCAATGTCCCCGATGTAAGGAACGGACGATCTATCAGTGGTCGTCAACAGGGGCACAGTGACATGGGGATGATCGAAGACGTTGGCGCCTACCTGGACAGCAACAGCACCCGCTGGGCTGCCGGCACGAGCCTCTTTTACAACTACATGCCATCCGAACCTAATCGTTGTGGCGCCATCATCGAAACGCCAGGATCCCCACCCGCCCGGGCGTTTGGTAGTACAGGCC